CAGTAATTGATGGCTTATGTTCGCACCATTCACGCTGATATACGAGCCATGCATTCAAATGATCAATAGCTGTAAGATCATCTCGTACAATAGCGCCTTCTGGTGCTTTTATTGGAAATGAAAATACGTAAGTATCGTTAGGCTTCATTACATCATCTTCTACTGGGATTCCGACTTCTTTTAAAAATGTTGATAGGGGATCTTTTTTATCTCCACGTACAGTTCTAACATAATACTGGGAGTGCCACGGGTGCATTCCAGAAGAAACTCCAGTAAGTTGTGAAACGGTTCCAGATGGCTTAACGCAAGTAATAGCAGTAGATTCGTTTATTCCAATCTTTGCTGCTTCTTCTTTGTTGGCGTTTCTGGCAAGATCACGAATCTCAGATAAAAACTTTCCTAGCTCTTCTAGACCTTCTTTTCCAGACATGAAACTATGTCCAAATTGACCAGTGATAGATACACCCAGTAATCTTTCTTCTTCTGTGTTGTCCTTCCAAATCTTACGAAGATATTTAAAGTCTGTAAGTGTCGATTGCCAAGTTCCAAGAATCGTAGCTAATCTAACTTTGTTTTCGATATCAGCCAAGGTGTCGTCTTCACGAATTACAACTTCGGATAGATTACAGAACTGATAAGGTCTAAGGATAATTTCTGAGCAGGGGTTGGTTCCATAATGAATCTCTGGATCTCTCCGACCCCATCTTGCTGCCTGTTTTTGAGCTGCAGCAACATTGTATATGCCACGCTCACCTGATTTTGAATCATAAAGATTTTTCCATTCCGCAATAAACTGTTCCATTTCTGGTTTACGAGAATACGCTACTGAGTTATTTGATAATGCACGTTGTGAGTTTTTCTCCCACCAATTACCAGATTTTGCTGCCGCCATTTCGATGTCGTTAATGTTTGATAGTGAAATCATTGCAGATCTACGAACTCCACCAACAACTACAACTTCTCCAATCTTACACATAATATCATGCGCTTCTATTGGTTTTAATTGACGGCCTGCTGCTGCTTTAAATTTGGCAATCGTAAAATCAAAAAGATTGATTAATGGCTGAGGACCTGAGGAACGGCCTCCCATTGTTTTAAGACGTGCTCCTGCTGGTCGCAACTTTGAAACATCGATTGTGGGAATCTGTCCTGCCCACAACATTGCTAAAAGTTCACGATAAGATTTTGCCCATCCGTTTTTAGAATCTTCGACAACTATTGTGGTTGTAGATTTTTCAAATGATTCTGGGACGGCAGGAAGTTTGTTAACATACTTATATTCAACTGAGAAACCAACGCCAGTTCCACACATTAAGATATACATAGTTTCATCAAATGAACGAGGTGAATCAACTGGAACAAATGAGCAGTTATATCCTGCAACATGATCTCTGTCAAGAGCAGGACCTGCAGTCATTACTGCTCTCATTGAAGGCATTACATTTCTATCATATACAAACTCTTTTAATTCATCTACAAGGTTTTTATTAGGAGTATAGTTAAAGTTATTTTTTAGATAATCCAGCATAAAGTTAAAATAACGATCTACTGTTTCTCCCCATGTTTCTCTTCTGTTTTCATCTGATATCCATCTCGCATATCTGGATAATGCAATAAAATTTTCATATGGGTTTTCAATAACTCTTGACATATAACACCTTTTCTCCGCCTTGCGGTTTTAATTTAAAAATTGATAGAGTCTTATTCTAGCAAACTTTTTTTATAGAGGGAAGGGCTTAAGAAAACTTTTTAAAAATATGATCAAATGCATTATTAGTCAACCGATTCCAACTATACTCTTCATGAATCTTAGTTGACTGAGCATAATAATAACCAGCATATGCATTAAAGTTTATAGAAACATCTCTCATAAGTTCAAGTAAATGTTGATAGTTTGGTTCATAAACTTTTCCTTCATGTGGAAAAGGCCAAGGAGAATCTATTACTTCCGACTTCAAACTTAATGGACCGATATATTTTTTATAATGTGCCCATTCACCAATACATATTGTTGGCATTCCAGTTGCTAATGCTTGTAATGGAATAAATCCAAATCCTTCTCCATAACTGGGATAGACAAGAACATCATGATCATGATACAATTGAATTAATTCTTCTGTTGTCATATCTTTATCTATTATATATATATTATTATATAGTTCATTTGGTAAACCTAATATATTCTTATCTATATAATTATTATATATTCTAGTAGTATTATGTTTAAAAGCTTTAATTGTTAATGAGTAATTATTATTATTACCATAAAGATTAACGAAAGCATCTACTACCATCTGTCCAGCTTTACGTGGAGCAGGTTCGCCAACATGTAAAAACTTTATAACGCCATCATCACGACGGCGGCGGGGAAACCAAGAAGATTCAATTCCATGTGGATAAACACGAACATCTTTGTATCCATTATCCTCAAAAACATTGGCACACCAATCAGATGTTGTCCAAATTTCATCAACAAGACTTAGTGTTTTACGCCATGTTTCTGGTATCACAGTTGATTCCCATGGAGTATAACTAATCTGATATTGATTTCGATGAAGTTTAAAGTAGTTTGGCTGAGAAAAATTTAATTGAACGGGCGCTTTTGAATATTGAAAATTAACTTGATGACCCAGATCTTTTAATGAATTAATTATTTTTATGCCTGCATGACCGTATCCATTATTAGTTTTCATGTTTACTGTCGGTGTTGAGAATGAAATATCCATATAATTTTCTGGTCAACCAGCTTGACACGATTTGCCAAACAATGCTACTATTGTAGTTCGTTATCTCTAAAGGAGGAATACCAATGGAGAATATAAAAGAAAAGCTGAGCGATGTTGCTCATAGCTGGTCCGTTATAGGAATGATAACATTATTTCTATTCGGAGTCCAGCCTGAAACAATGACGACAGCAGAGGCTCTGATTGTAAAACCAGAGATCTCAAAAGCACAACAAGCAAAACTGAATGAAGAGACGCTGGAAAAATTCAGCAACACTGTGTACAAACCTTCAGATATGCTTACAGACAAAGAGTTGCTGCAACTTCTCAAGTCTGTAGGATTTGAAGGACAAGCCCTTAAAATGGCTTGGGGTATTGCCAAAGCGGAGTCCAATGGACGACCTATGGCTTACAACGGAAACAGGAATACTGGAGACAGTTCCTACGGAATTTTTCAGATCAATATGCTAGGTAACCTTGGTGATGATCGCAAAGAGAAATTCGACCTGAGATCAAACGTACTATTGTTTGATCCAGTAATTAACGCAGAGATAACGTATTATATGACTAAAGGCGGAGTAGATTGGTCATCCTGGCCAAATTCTATTAGTAAAGCTAAGAAGTTGATATTTCAATTTCCAAAGTAGTTAGGAGATAAATTGAGGATACAGATTGTGTCCAAATATTTAACCCTTGCAGAAGAGGGCCTTGTTGCAAAAATGGCTTGTCCATTATGCCAAGGCCTTCTAATGCCTAATCAAGATAATAATGATAAAATTTACCTATACTGCCTTTCTTGTGAATACAGGAATGAAATAGGATTGGATCAATATGACAGAATGGAAAAAGCCATCTCAGGAAAGTGAGAGCGGCGAGATAGAAGAAATCGACAATATGGGTCGAGAGAAATTTTGGGAAGATATAGGTAGGCCATGAGCGAAGAAGAAACAAAACAAGATTTATCCGAAAATTTGGATATGGTCAACTATATTATGCTACATAGAATATATGATGTCATGACTATTATTGCTAGTAAATTAGTAGGGGCGGAAGAAGTAGATAAGATGATTAAATATCATAATGAAGGATATTTATTAGGTCCCGCCCCATCTTATACCCCACAAGAAGAAAATGAATAAATTATATATCGATCAAATTACTCGGTATATGAATAATGCTAAATTAAAATATCAAAATTATTATGATGACACAGCTATGGCAACTGGAGCCCTGGAGTGGATTACAGGATACCTGGAAAAATTGCTAGAAAATTGCCAGAACGTCTCAGAGGGCAAATGTGATACTTGGTGGCGGCATGAAGATTGCAATTCTCTAATGGCCATTCTAGCCGATTTAACAGGGGATGAGAAATATACAATAAAACCCATGAAAGCTAATTCCTGGGACTAAAAAATAGTTGACTTAAAAAATAACATATGTGACAATTAGATCTGTATGGGTCGTAGCATCCCACATGTTCCCCATACTTACGCTTCGGCGTAGCAGAACCCAATTGGATCCGCCTCCGATTGGGTTTTGTCTTTTATATAGTGCATTGCGTCGAAATTGCAAAAAATTAAAAGTGCGGCGGGAAGAAAAGATGTTTCACGTTAAACAATTAAGCTTTAGCTATCTTCCTCATATGTGTCCTGATACGATGACAATTAGAGCATACGATCTCACATTTAGCTATTTCCTCGTCAATTTTCTTCTTTGACAGAGTAGGTACCAATTCCATAACATTTGCATGCTTCTTACCACGTATGTGGTCAAAATCCATGACATAGTATGGATATGTTACCTTGCAGTCGGCACAAGGATATTTCTCCTTGTATTCCCTTATATATTTATATAGGTGAGCTTTCTGCTTTGCTACCGAAGCCTTTTCAGTCTTCATTTGGTATAAGTTTAGCAGATTTTATTTATTCCCCCCGCCAAAAATTAAATCAAAGTTTTTATTCTTTTAGAATGTGTGGTGCAGACGAAATAATTTTTTCCGTTCTTATCTATGATCTTGGTGTAAGCTAATTTATCACAGAATGAACATGTCATAATATCTTAGTCAACTACTTCTTTACTCCATTATATACGGGAACTGAGTCCATTAGTCTAACCTTGCGGGTTGTGACATATCCGCCTTTATCGTCTAATTGTAATCTGGCGGATTCTTCATCTGCCGCAAAAATTTGTACGATCATTTCGACCTTATAGCTATAACAATTTGTATCTTCAATTTTATCCATACCTAAGTATACCATTTATTATTCTAGTTGACTATAAATTAGGATTTCTAAAATGTTAATATATTTTTAATTTGTATGATACACAATATTTAGATGTCCGATTTGTCCAAATAGAGCGACCATATGTGAGGTTTATCACACGATTATCTTGTGATGCTAATCACAATGTCCGATTTATACACATTTTGAAGTTGATAAATGTCAGTGGGCTCGGTTATAATTCTATTATAACAATTAAATAGTGCTAAATGAGCCTAGCAAATAAGTCTAGAAATAGAATGAGCCTAGCAAATAAGTTAGCACACGATAAGAAAGGATAACTAATGATAAACTCACTAACTAGAATTGAATGTGATGAATGTAATGGCGAGGGTCTTATCTTTTGGGGTAATGACACCGACTACGATGTAGAGCCTTGCGAGTGTGTGGGATAACTCACACCGACACGGGGGGTTAAACCTCCCAAATTGTCGGTAGGCTCTGATAGTCTAACGACATAACAACTTAATAAAGAACTAAACGAAAAGGAAATAAATAAAT